CGGAAAACTAAGGTTTAGTAATAACTTTATAGTCACTGGCGACTTTAAACCAGGAGGTAATAAATGAAAAAAGTATTAGTAAGCACAGGTATTGTAAAACCCGCTATTCGATTAAGTGATATTAAACACGGCCTACAATTCTTTTCTGAAGGTGGCGAAGGTGAAGGCGGTGAAGGTGATGATCCTGCTGGAGACGGTGGAGGAACACCAGAAACATTTACTAAAGAGCAAGTGGAAGCGCAAATTCAAGCTGAAGTAAATCGCGTTGCGGGTAAAATCCGAAAAGAAGAACAACGAAAAGCCCGCGAAAGCGCCGAAAAGGAATTCGGTGAAAAGAATAAAACAGAAGTGGAAACATTAATGGACGAAATGCGCCAGATCAAAACAGAGCGTGACCAGGAGAAGCAAACGGCCCACAAACTTAAAATGAAAGACGTTGCCGTTGCTAAGTTAGCGGAAGCTGGTTTTGGTGCTGGCTTTGCTATGAACGTGATCGGCGACACTGAAGAAGATATTGCAAAGAATGTAGAAGCATTCAAAGCAAATCTTGACGGTGAATTAACTAAGCGCGTTAAAAGTAATTTAGCTGATAAAACACCAGGTGGATCGAAAGACGCTGGAGAAAAAGGCGGTAGTGATCCAATCCGTGACGCTTTCATGAAAGAATGGCAATAAGGATCGTGACCGATGGAATTGACGTCATTATAAAAGCTATTCCAAAACTATTAAACAAAGAGAGAGGATTTACAGAATGACTACATTAAATCTTACTGAAAAGTTTTCACCTTTAGTAGATGAGCGCTTTGCGCCGTCTGCTGTTACAACTGCATCAACAAACCAGGATTATGAATTCACTGGAGCAAAAGGGATCAAAATTACATCTGTTCAAACTGTAGAAATGAATGACTATAAGCGTTCTGGTCAAGGGCGATACGGTCAAGCCGATGAATTAGGCAACGATCTACAGGAAGAAATCATGAAAAAAGACCGTTCGTTCACATTCACAATGGACAAAATGAACGAAGAAGAAAGCGAAGTAAAGGTTGCCCCAGCGATCGCGCGTCAAATGCGTGAAGTTGTTATTCCAGAAATCGAAACATACCGCTTAAAAGTTATGTCTGAAGGTGCTGGAACAAAAGTAGACGGCGCTATCACTAAGACAAATGCGTATGAAGCATTTTTAGCTGGACAAGAAGTGTTGGATGATAACTTTGTACCAGAAAACCGCGTATGTCATGCAACGCCAGCATACATCAATAAAATCAAGTTAGATGACAACTACACGAAAGCTAATGATCTAGCACAAGGAACGATCCTTTTAAAAGGTCAAGTTGGCGAGATCGACAGTGTACCTATCATCAAAACACCTAAGTCATTTATGAATGGTCAAGAATTCATTATCACTCATAAGTCGGCAACTGTTGCGCCTGTTAAACTAGCTGAAACAAAAGTACACCTTGATCCACCAGGAATTTCTGGAACGTTAGTAGAGGGCCGTTTCTACTATGATGCATTCGTGTTAGACATGAAGAAAAATGCAATCTATGCACACGCTGGAAAAGTTGAAAAGGCTACTGCTAAAAATTAAGAGGGTTTCGGCCCTCTCTTTTTTAGAGATTAACACATGAAAATGATAACTACTTTTGATCGTTACGCTAAATCTACTCAAAAAGAGTATACGGCCATGCAAAAGGAATACATTGAAGACATTCTTATCCCTGTAGTGACAGAGTTTATCGTTGGTTATACTGGCGTTGATTTTGAAGCTGAAGGGCGTGAATTCCCTAAATCTTATGAGGTTGTAGCGTTTAGATTAATAACATATCACTTATCTGGCGAAGGTGCTGACGTTGTAAGCGAGCAAATGGGATCGTACCGCGTTCAATACGGGCCAGAAGGGATTTATCCTAAAGTATTATTAACAGGGCTATCAAGGCGAATGAGAACACCAAGTGTGCGTATTCGCGGACGTAGGCCAGAAGGAAGGTAACAAATGCGTATCGCGGGATTACTGGCCAAACACGGCAAACCTACGGAAATACAGCGTAAAGGCGAACGGGACAAGAAGAACCCGTATGACAAAGGCGAATTTAAGAAGATTAATGAGGTTGTAGCCATTGTTGATGAATTGGTAACAGGATCACCAGCGGGCTTTAAACAGGATCGCATTGTTAACTCAACTGACGCTATTATGTATTGTTCCGTTATTGATGTAAGGGCTGGCGATAAGGTTATACAAGATGGTAAAGAGTACCGTGTAACTAAAGCGTCAAACCCTTATAACTCTAACGATCATATAGAAGTCGCGCTGGATGTGTGGTCATAATGGGCGAATTCATATCAAGGCGCGCTGAATGCGAAAGAAGAACGGCGCAATTGCAAAAAGTAGCCCTTCAAAGAGCGATCAAACATATTGAAGCGCAAGCGAAGATAAACACCAGGAAAAAGAGTGGCGCAACTGCCAGAACAATTACAAGTAAAGTAACTGGTGAAGGTCAAAACTTACAGGCAATTGTGGGCGGGAACGATGACAATTTAATATATGAAGAATTCGGAACGGGTATTTATTCCGAAAAAAATGGCCGAAAAACACCGTGGAAGTACAAGGATAAAACCACAGGTAAATGGTACGTTACACGCGGTAAAAAGGGAACACGGGCCATGCGTAAAGCTGGAGAGAGTTCGAAAGGCCAAGTAAAACAAATTATTGCGCAAACAATGAAGGGTGGTATGGGTAAATGATCCAGGTTGTTGAGTACGTCAATGAATTGTTGTGGGACATTGCTGATCCACTCGGAATTGATGTGCATTATGAGGAAGCTGTAGGCGAAGATATACAACTGCCTTACATGGTATTCGATCTGCAAAGTGACGCTACTATGAGTAAGTTTAGTGAAAAGTTTACGGTAACTGTAAATATATGGGGTGTTTCAGAACACTTCAAAAAATTGGACGTTGCGAGCCAGGAAATCTATGACGCGGTTGTAAATCGTACATTGATCAATGCATGTAAACCGCTAACGATCCAAACTGATTTTATATCTAGAATGAATCTTCCTGTCGATGATCTCGAAATGAGGTGTAAAGAAGTTAGATTCAG